AAGAGCCACATCAATACAAGGATTACTCCTACTATACAAATTGTTAGTGTCCATACCCAAATTTGTACTAGTGGGTGTTTGCCCTTTGTCCAATGTATTAATCTTTTTATTTTGTTCTTTAGTCCGTCTAACATAAACTTACCTACAGTCCAACGTAACAATCTCATTACAATTAGTATAGGTGAACTTAGTACGTCAAACAGTATTAAGAACAGATCGACAGCTAGATCCACAATATGGTCTATGTTTAACCATTTGCGAAACCGTTGCCACATCAGTCACTCCGATCTTTCAATATATCTTTCATGACATTAGTTGCTGTATTAGTAAAGCACCTTGGCGCTACACTATGTATTATCAAAGCAGGCACTAACAGTTGTAACTTAACTGCTGTCTTTAGTGCCGCCTTCATATGCTCTAACGGTTTTTGGTCAACCGATGCTAGGTGTAACTTACATTGTGTACTAAACATTGTCGCCTACCATATCAAATAGTGCAGGACCAAAATTACTTGCAGCCCATCCTAAGGCTACAATAGTAATAACACCGTATACCAACCACTTCATCTTAAAATCATCTACTACCATTTTAAGTGCTACCAATTCGTTTCCTAGTATACGTACTGCAATTTCTAACTTACCTGTGTTATCTTCTTTTTCGGCCATTTACACTTCTCCTGTTATACTAGTATTTATTGATTTTTAGCCATAAAAAAAGGCCCCCTAAGGAGCCTTTTTAAATTAGTTCTACGACTGATTTAGAATTTAAACGTTAAACCTACTTCAGCGTTTCTATCGCCCGGGTTTGTAAAGCTGATGTCACGTGCTTCTGTAACAGATAATTTTGCACTAACTGCTTCTGATAAAGCATACGATGCGCCTACTTCAACATATGAAGAGTTGCGATCAAAGTCTACAATATCATTTTGAGTTGACTGCCATGCATAACCTAGTTCTGCAAATGGCGTTAGTTTGCCCATGGTGTGTGTTACACCTACATACGGTGAAAGGTCCATTGTACGTGTGTCTGCTGTAAAGCTATCACCAAAGCTAAATTCTGCTGATGCACCTGCATATAACGGAGTTGCTGGAACATCCATTTCTGTGCCTAGTTTTAAAGCAAAGTCGTCTACAGCGCCGTTACGTTTCCATTTTACTGTAGCATCTAGTGATGACACTTTGCCAGCTACTGCAAACTCAGTTGCACCTGTTTTTGGTGAATTGATGCTAATTGAATAGTCATCAGTAACTGCGGTCATCTTAATCGCAGTGTTGTCGAAATCTTCTGCAAAAGCAGTCGAACTCAACATAGTCGCAATAGCAACCGTTAGTAAAGTTTTTTTCATTTTAGATTAGTTTCCTTTTATTTTTCTTTTTATATCGATATAAAAAAACGCTAAGGACTTGTTCCCTAGCGAAATTATTTATCCCCTACGCTTTACAGTTAACTGCAAAGTGAATTAAGTGGCCCGTCCTGTTGCCCGGTGGAACCATACCGCGAAGTTTACAGCCTAGGCTGCAAGTAGCTCACTATCCATAGACATGTCTATAGATGTAAACGCTTCAGGTTTGAAATTTGCGTTTGCAATTATCAATTTTCTTCGCGATAACCGTGCTTAGATCCGGGTAACTCCACTCTTCTATCCAGTCAGTCGATCCTATTTCAGCCCCATCAAAAATGCATTAACTTCGACCCTTTCGGGATCTATGTTCTGCAAAACTTCCCATTGCAGTAGGACGTAATGCACTTTTGGTGGAGCTGCCGGGTACCGCCCCCGGGTCCTGTCCAGTCGTCAAATTGTTTCAACGTTACAGTTATATTTATACAGTCTTTTAAGGTTGTTGTCAACCTTTTTCTGTATTTAATTTGCTTTGTTCATATTTCATCATTAGAGCATAGAGGTCATCTGTTTTTTTGAGTAGACCGTTTGGTTGTACAACAAAAACATCTCCGGGCTTATAAAGATGACTACCTTTGTATGTGCCATCTTTTCTTAATCCCATAACTTCACCAGGCCAATCACCTTGAACAGTAAAGTGTTCTCCAACTTGTTCAATTGTATAATCCATCCACATCATTTACCAGAATCCTAAAGTCCTACCATTGCCTGCTATAATCATTAGGCAAGTCACTATATGTAATACAAACCACGGTGTTCTAATAATCAAATGTATGTGGTCATCTTTTTTATCATCATTGTATGCACTACTACCCATAGCCTTGCACCAATATTTCCATATACTTTTAACCATCATCACACCGTGATCTGTTAATTACATTGCGTTCTTTTTGTCTTGTACTTCTTTTCTGCGTTCTTTGGTAAGTTTACCTAGATCACCTAGTGCTTTTCTAGCTCTAGTTGCTGCAGCTTTAACGCCTTTTTCTTCAAATGTTGCATGTTCTGCAAGATAGTTTTGATACGCTTGTACTATTTCTTCATGTACGTTCATGTTATTCTCCTTTATTTAATTATTATACGAAATTTTTTTCAGTTTGTCAACCTTTTAATCACCTACAAAAACATTTCCAGATCCGCCTGCTGTAACAGGAGCACAATGAGCACCACCTAGTGGCACACATAGATTATCTGGATTTGCATTTTCAGGTGTATTGTTGACAACAAGTTTATTATTAATATAAACTTTGTTATTTGCGGCAATAAGTTCGCCGCCGCCGTGTGTGTTTGGGTCTCCATCTACAGAGACTAACAAATTATTTGCATATACATTTGACTGTCCTGTAACAGTTGTAGTTGCACCGCAAGCTCTTCCGTCAGTATCTCTATGGATGGCCACACTCATTATATTGCAATACCTGAGGTTGTTGCAACATATTGTTTGCTTATTTCGTCTTGTGTTTTTGATACACAAGACACAGATGCTGTTCGCATCATAAACTTGTTATCTGGGTTTACACTAAACATATACGGTGCTAAACCTAAACCTTTTTCTTGTGCAATAAGCACCATTGGTTTTCTTAATGTATAGTGGTTATCATCTTCTGATTCAAGTCGAGCTACAATTTCTTCGCCCGAACTTAGTTTTAGAGATACAGTATCTCCGTTTTTATATGGTGTTTCAATTAACATTATATTGTGTGTCCTGTGCCGTTGTATCCAGTTGATTCGATATAATCCAGCATACCTTCATACCCGCCAACTTTATTTCCTCCAATTCTAATTTGTGGAAATGTTCTTGCTGTTGGGAACTGTTCGAATAGTTCGTCTCGAGTAAAGTCAGCATCTAATGTATAGTACTTAAACTTATATCCTCTAGCTTCGCACCAGGTCTTTGCTTTTGTGCAACTCGGACAAGCCGGCTTGCCATAGATTTCAATCATAAACTGAATCCTTTTAGTGATTCCGTGTCCACGTCTTGCTTGATGCCGCCAATAATATATGACTCTACTTCTGTCTCTTGTGGAGCAACTTGCAAGCCTGAGCTAGATAGCCAGTGCTGTGTCCAAGGTAGTGGGTTAGTATTAACTGGAGCATCGAATATTGCATCCATGCCCAGGGCCTTTAAACGACGGTTAGCAATGTACTCTACGTACTGATGTAATAGTTTAGAGTTTAAACCAATCATGCTACCATCTTTAAATAAGTATTCTGCCCAATCTTTTTCTTCTTCAACACACTCACGCCAAAGATCATAAACTTCATCTTGACACTCTTTAGCAATACTTGCCATCTCCGGATCGTCTTTTCCTTGTGTCCACAACTTTATTATGTGTGTGCTTAGTGCTAGGTGTTGTGCTTCATCACGAGCAATTAATGAAATAATCTTTGCACTGCCTTCCATTAGTTTTAGTTCGCCAAAGCCAAATGTACATGCAAAGGATACATAGAAACGCAAGCCTTCTAGAATGTTTACAGTTTGCATAGCAAGATATAGTTTCTTCTTAACATCTCGCATGTTTCCTTCTTTGCGATGTATAAATGCATCAGCGGCTTCTGTAAATTCATCATAATGTTTTGTAACACTCATTGCTCGTGCAATAATCTTTTCATCATCTAATATTGTGTCAAACACTTCGCCTGGATCAGCATATACATTTTTCATGATGTGTGTATAACTGCGACTATGTATAGTTTCAAAGAAGTCCCAAGTAACAATACATCCTTCTAGTTCAGGTAATGATACATGCGGCAAAAATGCTAGACATGGACCACGTCCTTGTACACTATCTAATAATGTTTGATATTTTAAATTAGCAGTAAAGATGTGTTTCTGCTCTGGACGAAAGTTAGCAAAATCAGCCCTATCTTTTTGTAGGCTTACTTCTTCAGGTCTCCAAAAATAACCAAGCATTGTTTGATTAAGTTTATCGAACACAGGAAACTTAAACGTATCGTAACGCTGTGTGTTTTGATCTGCTCCGAAGAACATATTTTGTTTTGTGAAGTCTACTTTTTCACGGTTAAAAACTGTCTTTGCCATGTGTCTCTTTCCTTAGCTATTTGTATAGTATAACACCTTTAATACCCTGTGTCAACTATATATTGCATGCCTCGCACTCTTCTTCGTCACCAATTTGTAATGTAGCAGGTTGTGTCTCTGCCACATTATCGTGCCAACCTAAAGAATGTGCTGGTTCATCGTCGTCTGTTTTATAATCGTATGTATTTTGATAATAGGATGTCTTCCATCCCATCTTGTATGTTGTTAACAAGTCATTCATCATTACACTCATTGGAACTTCGTTGTTTTCAAAGTGTGTAGGATTGTAACTCCAGTTGCCACTGATTGCTTGATCAAAGAACTTTTGCATTACAGCAACTATATTGATATAACCTGTATTGCTAGGCATGTCCCATAGTAATGTATAATGGTTCTTTAGTGTATTATACTGTGGTACAATCTGCTTAAGAGGCCCTTTCTTGGACTTCTTAACGGACAAGTATCCCCTAGGTGGTTCGATTCCATTTGTTGCGTTCGACACAACGGAACTGCTCTCTGAAGGCATTTGTGCGGACAATGTTGAGTGCCGTAAGCCGTGCTCGAGTATGTTCTTACGTAAAGTATCCCAATCATAATTTAATTTATTCTTTACTATGCTGTCGACGTCACTTTTGTATGTATCGATAGGTAATATGCCTTCGCTGTATTTAGTGCGATTGAAGTATTCACAAGCACCACGCTCCTGTGCTAACTTGTTTGATGCTTTTAACAAATAGTATTGAAATGCTTCTGATAAGTCGTGTACAAGTTTCCATGATTCTTTATTATCATAATGTACCTTGTGCTTTGCTAGATAATGTGCAAGTCCAATGTAACCTATACCTAGTGAACGTCTTGCCTTTGTACTAATCTCAGCCGCTTTAATTGGATATTTCTGATAGTCAATAATTTCTTCTAATGCTCTTACTGCTAATTCACACAATTCATCCAAGTCATCTAAGTTACGTAGAATACCTACATTGATAGCACTAAGGATACACAATGCAATCTCGCCGTTCTCATCATCAATGTGTTCTAAAGGTTTAGTAGGTAACGTAATTTCTTGACATAAGTTACTCATGTAAACTGTATCTTTAAATGAGCTATGCGTATTACAGTGATCGACATTCATAATGTATATACGTCCTGTTTCAGCACGTTCTTTAATTAATGCTGAAAACAGTTCCATTGCTGATACAGTCTTCTTTTTAATACTTGTAGCACGTTCGTACTTTTCGTATAGCTCTTGGAACACTAGTGGGTCACCGAAGTATGCTTCATACAAGCCTGGAACATCGTGAGGGCTAAACAATGTAATGTCGCCGCCCCCGAGCAACCTTTCGTACATTGTCTTGTTTAATTGAATTGAATAGTCTAACTTACGCACTCTGTTGTCCTCTGTACCTTTGTTGTTCTTTAGTACAAGGATGTCTTCAATCTCTTGATGCCAGAACGGGAAGTGTGTAGTAGCACTGCCACCACGTACACCATTTTGTGTACAACAACGTACTGTTGCTTCAAACTTCTTTAGAAACGGGACAATACCTGTGTGTGCTACTTCTCCGCCCCTAATGCGTGAGTTGACTCCACGGATTCGTCCTGCGTTGATTCCAATGCCTGCCCTTTGCGCCGTATAACGTCCAATAGACATATCGCTGGCAAAGATGCTATCAAGGGTATCGTTAGCGTCAACAAGAACACAACTTGCAAACTGCCTAACAGGGGTCCGGACCCCTGCCATGACTGGCGTTGGGATATTGATTTTAAATAGTGAGGTCGCGTCATAGTATCTCCTTACATAATGTAATCTGTCCTCTTTAGGATAGTTAGCAAACAGAGTTGCTGCTATCATCATATACATATACTGTGGTGTCTCAAAAAGGCTTCCGGTACTTCTATCTTGAACAAGGTACTTGTCAACTACTTGACGCAAGCCTGCATAGGTAAAGTTCTCATCACGTTTATGATGCATATATGAATCTAATCTAGAAAGTTCGTCATCATTATAAGAATCTAAAATTGACTTGTCATATATACCTCTTTCAATGTTTAGCTCAATCATTTCTTTTAGGGTAATAACATTATCATAGCCACCAAATACTTGTTTGTATACTGCATATGATAGCAACCTGGCCGCTGCATATTGATAGTTAGGTGCATCTAGATTGATAAGGTCGTTAGCACTTTTGATTAGTATTTCTTGTATTTCATCAGTACTCATTTGGTCATAAAATTGTATATTTGCATTCATTTCAATTTGACTGCTACTAACACCAGCTAGTCCTTCACACGCAA